CATCATGGCCCGTGAGTTGGATCGCACCCCGACCACGGAACCGATACCCGTCCCCAGACGCTTCGTCACGATTGCCCATGCGTGAGGCGTAGACCTTGTTGGCAATCTTTTGGGGCTGGTGGGCGTAGGCATTAGCAATCTCCAAAGTAGGGAATCGGCTAGGCCACAGTTTAACCAAAGTCTCGGCTTTGTAATTTAAGCCTTCCTCAAGCGTTTTGAAGTTGTTGCACTCATGGCTACATTGACCGATAAACGCTGCTTGCTGGCGCGGTGTTGCAATGTTGAACTTTGCAAACGTATCGTTAAGCGCAGGCGTCCATTCGATACCAATACCAAGTTGTTGGAGTTGTTCAGCGTTTACCACGGATGATTTCCCTCATTTTTGCGTATTGGTCGATGCAGGCGTTAAGTTCGACAATGGCTTGGTCGCCGTCTCCTGTGATGGCGACAAGAGCTTCACTAACCGATCTGTCAAGTTCGGCTCTCGTTTCTGTATCGCTAGGGGAGGCACATCCAGCTTGGGGGGTGACGTTGACGAACAACCGCTGCTCACCAGTATGGATAGCATTAACAAGCTGAGAGTTTTTAGTTGCCAGAGATTTTTTTGCTTGTGCGAGTTGGGCATCTGCTTGTTCCTTTGCGTCAGACATTTCCTGATTCTTTTTACCAATGACAATAGCATCTTCTGCCTCTTTTTCTTTGTAGCCTTGATGGTGTCCATAACCATAAACACCTGCCAAGGCCATTAAAACGCTTAAGATGACCCACGGATTCATCGTCATTCCTTAACCGATTGACGAGCCGCAGCCATAGCTTCACGCTCATGGTCTGGCTCAAGATGATTGGCAGGTGTTGAAGGCGCTGAAGGCGCAGACCATTCGGCTACTTGAATAGACTGCACAGGAGGCGCAACATAGGCCGCTGTATTTGATTTGGCAGCGTTCATCATGTCTTTGGCCTCATTGCTCACGCCTTTGGTCAAGATGCCACCAATGCCGCCCACAATCAATAAAACAATGTCGTTCAACATCTTTGTGTAGGCTTGGTCAATCGGGGCCATTTGCTTAATCGGCTGAGTCACAAACGTCACCGAATACAACAAAGCAAACGTAATAAACGCAAATATCAACGTCACCATAATGACGACAAACGCTCTGACGCGAACGTCTATCTCATCGGCAGTTAGCCTGGCATTGTTGGGCGCTAAGAGTTGTAACAGAATTTCCTTCAATTTTCTTCTCCAAGATAGGGGCTACAAGATACTCAGGGCAGGTTTGTGAAAAATCGCAACGAGGATGCTGGCATTGTTCATCTTTGAAATGATCGTATTCTTGGCAATAGTACCTTGTATGGTCTTCACAGCCAATAAGTATCCAACTGAAAAAAATAAGTATACAAAACCTCATTATTTTTCCTTTTGCTCTTGCATTTCTTTCTGAGCCTGTTGCAGTTTTCGCAAAGTATGCTCCATTGCCATTTCAGCCACATACGCCCGATACCAAACATATCCAGCCGCAGGCACTAACAAAGCAAACAACAACACCAACAAGATTAGTATTGCATGAAATCCTGAGTCGTCAGCCGCAGAGTAATCATCAAGCCCCACACCCACGCCGCCAGAAGCCCGAGCGTTACCGCCAAGGCGACCCGCATTTGTCGGCGCTTGCTGATTTCCTCGCGTAGCCATCTTGCCTCATTCCTTTTCCTGATTTGCTCACGCCTTGCGAATTCCTGTTCTTCAACAATCCGACTGTGCATCTTGAGAAACCTCGTGTATATGTCCTTTAACTCAGGCGGCGCATACACCATAGCCTCTCGTATCTCTATGCTCAAGTTCTCTAGTTGAAGTTCTACGAGCGCCCTATCCATTGCGTTCTTGGCGAGGTTTGCGTTTGGGTCGTAGACCGTGTTCGATGTTTCCTCAAGGTCTTTGTAATAATTTGTGAGCTTCTGATGCAAATCAAAGAAGTCTCCCATTTTTTGACCAACATCCACGATAAGCTGTGCTTGGAGTTCTTCAGGGTCTTGATGGCGTTTAACTTTTTTAACAGGCTCTGCAACGGCGACAACAGCTTTCTTAGCGCCAAATAAACCTTTGAGCCAAACCCAAATCCCTGAAACTTCTTTTGCAATGGCTTTAACGTCACCAATTGCTCGCTCAGTCCCCTTCTTGAACTCCTCAATCGCCATGCGTCCTTCATGGAGTTGATCGCAACCCGCTTTGATCTGTTTGACCAAAGTGACTGCGCCAAGAAGGAGGGTGATCGGGTCAATGGGCTACTCACTTTTTGCCAAGTTGCGACCAGAACAAAGTTGCCGCACCAAATGCGCCAGCTATCCAAAGAATAGGCTTGGCAGCAGAAGCAATCCAGCTTAAGACCTTAAAAGCGCCTTGCAACGATTGGAAAGCATCGACCAAAACAAGGCGGTCATATATTTCTTTGTGGGTAATGGTCTGTTCTTCCATCTCAACACCTTATGATTTCATGATGTATGCGAGAGCATAGTAAGGAGGCAGGTTTGCGTTTGTTCCGCTAACACCAGTTGATGCGTTGGTAGTCGCAACAGAAATTCCTGTAGTGGCAGTTCCTGTGTTGTCTGTTGTTGTTGAGTTATAAACTGGCGTTGTGTTACCAGATTGAGGAGCAGTTCCAGAAACTCTCGTATAAGTGTGATTGTGACCAGGGTCTGTAACAACAGAAGTTGCCGTGTGTGTATGTGAAACAACAATAGCATCTGTTGAACCACCAGTGCCACCAACAGAATACAAGTTACCAGCGCCAACAATAAAACGATCTTTTAAGTTGGGCGTTCCATTAGTACCGTCACACAATAACCAGCCCGATGGAATAGACCCAATTGCACCTGACCACAAAGAAATCAAGCCACTAGGAATTGTGGCTCCAGAAGTAGCTTGAACACCAATAATTCCATACAAGTTATCGTAAGTTTGAATAGTGTTGCCAACAGCGTCTTGCAACACAAACTTGTAGTTAAAACCATAAGTCAACCAAATCTCAGTCTGTGGGCGACCATCCGAACCCAAGACGATAGGGTTGGTGTTGGCATATACACCACCGTTATCAGAGTAGGTAGCAAGCGGTGTGCTTGAACCTGCTTGATAAGTGTAGATTTGACCACCAGCTAAAGGCAATCCTGTGCTAGTGAAAAATTGAAAACCGTTACCGATAGGTGCAAGATTAACGCTCATTTTTGTTCCTTATTGTCCGCTCGGGACGCCTTCAATTTCAATGCGAGGAATTTTCCCCAAATTAGATAATGCGTTGATTGACCCCGCATTTAATCCAGTGGTTTTACCAATGTCTGACAATTTTCTTGCAGCCTTGCCGCCGTAATACAAACCTTCACCGACAAGTCGAGGCGTTTGAAATGGCAAAGCAGCTAAGTATGCGGGATTTGTTAACAAACCAGTTGCGGCTGTAAGGTTTTCAACGCCACCAGCCAAACCACGAGCGGACGGAGAACTCAATGCTTGTCCATGCAATGCGCTAATAAAAGGTTTGCCGCCTTCTGCTTCAAGCTGTTGAGCAAGACTTAGCCTTTGACCATAATTAGTGTTTACGTTGTTGCGTGTAAGACTTTGCAATTTGCGTAAAGCAGTATCAGCAGATGCTTTGTTATTTAAAGACAAAGCTTTTTCAATTTCACGAATTTGCTCAGAAGATTGAGCATAATCTTTCATCACATCAGCATAAACAGGAGCTTGTTTGGAGATTGTGTCTTTAACTGCGTTGTAAATGTTTGAGCCAATTCGAGATGAATTAGCTTCTGTTTGAGGATTTACACGATCAGTGATTGCACCAAGACGTTGCTTAAGATTATCAATGCCTTCTGGCGTGTGATAAATTGTTGGCTCTGAGTTCTTCCATGCTTTAATTTCATCAGCCAATTCATTTAAATGCTGTTCAGCAACATCATCTTTAATTTTGTCAACAAATCTGTTGCTGCTTCTAGCTTTTTCAAGCGCATTATCAATGTCTTTAAAGTCAAGAACAGTCTTATCTTTTGAAATGTCGTGCATACCAGAACGATAAGCATTTCCTCGATTTTGACGCATGACTTCTAAATTGTGACGAGCGTTTTCTAATGGCTGAGTCATTGGAGATTCACCGCGCAATGCGCCTTGGAATTCTTTATCACCAATAAAACCAGCTTTAGCGCCGCCGCCAATTGTTTCTGCGCTTGTACCTGTTGCCATTCCAAGCAAAGGCTTTCCTACAACACCAGCAGCTTTAAATGGTGCACTAATAGGATTTGTAAATTCAGAACCTGTTTTAGCGACATTGGAAATGTTTTCCAAAGCTTTAGACAAATTCAATTCACCTGAAACTTTTGCCATTTTAGACAATCCACCAGGTAAGCTAGCGCCACCAGAAAGCAGCATAGACAAATCAGATGCAACGCCAACAGGGTCGGTTGATAGCGTATGTTTTAACGCTTCTTCAGACCCATATTTATCAGCATAAATTTGTTTTAGTTGGCTTTCTGCTTCTTTTGCTTTTTTGATTGCAGTGGCTTGTGTTGGGTCAAGTGCGCTTTCTGGAATTAAATGCAACAAACCGCCGCGCATCAAATCAACAATATGCGATGCGGATTCCAAAGGATGCGTCACAGTTTGTGCAATTCCTTTGCCAAATTCAATAGCACTTGGAACAATGTTCGCATACGCCTGAACAGGAACTTCACTCCAAGGAGTGCCTTCTTGTTTTGGTGCTTCTTGTGCAATTTGTACAAAATTACTTGCAGTGATTGGCGTAGAAGTTGTTTCTTCTTTGCCTTCATTGGCAAGTTTATAAAAATCAGCGGCTGTTAGCTGTCCCATTATTTGCCTCCTTTTGCCAAATCCTCAAGCTGTTGTTTTTTATCAAAAAGAGCTTGAATTTGATTTTGAGACATTTTCCCAAAATGTTTTGCTACTTGTTGTTTAGCAGAAGGAGACAATTCTTCCAAAGATTTTTTACCAACAATGCCAATCAGTTGAGTTACTTTGGGGTCGTTGTTAATTGCATTAAATTGATTTTCAAAATTGTTAATGCTTGCAAGATTTGGTTGGTTAGGATTGCCTTGATGCGCCAAAACACCTTGATGATACAAACGCTTGGCAGCAAGAGTTCCTTTGTCGTTATAAATAATGTCTAACAATGCTTCTTTGGAAGTTCCAAAAGAACCCATTGCGGAACGTTTGGATTCTTGATCTTCGTTAGAGCGAGAACCTTCTTGACGAATACGTTGCTCCAAGTATTTTTGAATTTCAACTTCATCAGAATTTAAGCCAACGCCACCAGTTTTATTTGCAATTGCTTCAGCAAGTTTACCAACTCGAACATTTTTTTTCTCAAGCAAATTAATAATTTTGTCGTTTGTAAATTCCATTTGCGGAATAGAATTTGTATTGCCGATGTTCATCTCTGCGTTTGAAACAGCAGGCAAAGCAGACAGACGACCAACACGAGATTTATAAGCCTCGTAAGGTTCGCTAGGAGAAATTTGAATTCCTCCTTTGTTTTCAAACTGGTTGCTTATTTCAGCGGGTGCAACTGGCGCATTTGCAATAGGCGCTGTTGGTCTAATGTTATTTGTTGGAACATTAGGTGCAGGGCGAGGCACAGCATTTTGATTAACAATACCGCCACCTCCTGCGCCGCCACCAAATTGCATTGGCGCTCCAGTTGGACTTGTTGCAACTGTTGGAGCAAGACCTTGAATGTACCGAGTTCCAGGCAATGCTTGACCAACAGGAACAGAACCAAATTCGTTTGTTGCCGTTGTTTGACCGCCAGAACCAAAACTAACAGCAGTTCCGTTAGGATTCAATGCGCTTGTACGAGAAGCGGCATCCAAACCTTGTAAATGACGTTCTTTCAAAAATTGACGCAAACCAGAAGGATTGGTTTGAGCCATATTAATGTAATCTTGTTTTAACTCATTAATTTTTTCTTGTGGCAATCCTAACGCTTTACCAGTTTGATCTGCTTTATCACTTACTTGTTTAACAAGGGTTGCAATATCAACAGATTTAGGGTCTTTTTCAGCGGCAACAACCAAAGGATTGTTAATCATTGAAATTTGACTATCAGCAATTTTTTGAAATTTTTGTTGTGCTAAATCTAATGCGCTTTTTTCAGAACCTGTTTCGGCGGTAGTTGCTTCAGCCGCAGATTTTCGAACAGCAAGTGGCATTGTTTTTTGCACTTGCTCAAGTTCCAATTGAGCTTTTTGCAACGCCAAAGGATTGAGTTGTTGAGCTTGGCGTAATTGTTGAACACCACTAGCCATGTTGACCATGTCAGCAAGGCTCATGCCTTTAGGCGCTTCGTATGTAACAGGTTTACCAAATTGGAGATCAGCCATGTTTATTCCTTATGCGGGGTTAACGTTACCAACAGTATTGGCGTTAACATTACCAAACCCATAATCAAGTTGTGTATTTGGTGTTGAAGGAACAGAATAAGGTGTATAACCAGCACCTCCTTGTGGAGAATACTTACTCAACAAGTTATTGGTGTATTGCATACTTCCCAATGTGTTCAAACCAGTTCCCAATGCACTTGCAACACCTGTTTGACCAGCAGCTTGTGCAGCAGCACTACCAACCGCAGCTTGTCCAATGTTTGATGCTGTGTTGGATGCCAAGTTAGCAGTTGTATTTTGAGCGTTTTGACCCAAACCAGCAATGCCAGCCAAAGTGTTGTAAATGCCTGTGCGCTGAGTTTGATAATTGTTAAAAGCGTTTTGATAAGCGTTACCAGCGTAATCTTGCGTAAATTGATTCAAACCTTGCAAGGCATTGCCGCCAATAGCACCACCGCCCACGTTTGCCGCACGTTGATTAGCCATTTGACCTTGCTGCAACATGAAGTCATAGTTAGGCGCTAAACCGCCCTGCAAGTCTTGAGCATTAAATTGGTGCGTCAAATAACCTGAACCAGTTTGAGAGCCAATAGGGTTGCCGTTGGCATCATAGGTTTGCGTTGTACCAGAGCCTAATGCACCAAGTTGATTCAGGGCGTTATATCCAGCAGCACGATTTGGCGCAAATTGCGCGTTCTGCGTGTTGAACATATTTTGCTGGACATTAGCAGCGTATTGAGCCGCACCAGCTTGCGTGTTAGCCGCATTTTGAGCAGCATTAGCCCCAATTAATGAACCACCTACAACAGCAGCAGCAGCAACCCAAGTCATTTATTTACCCTCCAAGGCTTCAACCTTGATTTTGTTAGATGAATCAAACAATGCAATCTCATCAGGTTCAATTAAATCTTTTTCAATCTTTTCTAGATTTGTTTTGTTTGTTTTGTGAACGGTGATGCCAATTGCATCTGTCACCGCCAGAGTCACTCGTTTAGTGCCAGGCTTTGAACAGATCACATCACCCTCATTCAAAGTAACCATTCCTTTTTCTGACCAAGCAATAATTTGCCCTTTGGCACACAAAAAGAAATGATCTTTTTTATGAACTTTGCCGACAATCAATGTGCCAGCTTTTCTGAATACTTTTCGGCAATACATTCCACCTGAAAAATAATGTTCCGTCTCAAGTTCTGCCTGTGGCATCTTGACCATTTCAGCTTGCAAGCGATTGATTTCTTGCAGCGTAGGAACATGATTTTCAACAAGTTCTGTCATGTTATTGATTGTAATACGGGACTTTGAAAGGCTTACCATTTACCGTAATGTTTATAAAACCTACGGGCGCAGCAGGAAGACTACCAGAGCCTGTCGTTGCTGTGGTTGCCGATGAAAAGTTCAGCAGGTTAAGAAAGAACTGTTGCCAAGCACGAGTCGGGCGTTTGGTTGAGCTATCCAAAAACTCCGACTGAGGGTATGGGTTTGTTTGCGTTGAGCCGTAAATTCCACCAGCCATTAGCTTTCTCCTTCAGAGGCTTTAAGGTTGGCAGAAACAATGACCGCTTTTACAGGGTCTGAGACAACGACCTCATACACTCGATCTCGGGCTGTACCCAATCTGCGCCAAATGGCACGATTCTTGTATTTGCCTTCTTGACCGATAGAAACCCAATATTCACGCGACCATGTAGAGCCACCGTCATTTGACCAGCGCAACATGGCTTGAGGGTTGTCAGTAGTCGGAGAAACAACCCTTGCTTGCAAATAAAAAGATTGTCCAGCCAACACTGTAAAAGTTTGTCCAGCAGGAATAATTTGCACATTGTTTGGCAATGAACCAGCACTTAGGCCAGTTGTTCCCACGCCAGGCTGGAATTGAATTTGTAACTCATCAAAAAATTGACGCTGCAAATCAGTCACCAAATGAGGCGCTCTGCGTAATCTACGCACGTTCTGACCGTTATCAGTGTAATTAGTGGAGTCAATTTCGTAGATGTTGCCGTTGGAATAGTCCCCGCAGAGAACCATACCTTGAAACAACGCAGCGCAATTACCACGGTGACGCTCGTATTGGCCTAAGTTGTTTGTGTACAACCACTTATGCCACATACCTGTTGTAATGTCATAAGCCCAAGTCAAACCGTTTGTGCCGATACTTGGAAATGTCACCACAAAAACTTCATGGCCTTCTAATTGATATGTCCACGAAATAGCGTCTGAAATATTTTGGTTGACCAATGTATTCTCAACTGCATGAGTTGAGATACGCTGTGGCTGATAGCCGTTCATTTGCATGACTTGGGCTTGACCGCGACTGTTTTGCGATACATAGGCAAACGAGTTGCCCACGCGAGACATGGAGAACTTAGCCGCAATACCGTGTTGCGTAGAAGTGCCTGGAATCCGTTGGAATGGGAAAGGCACAGCGCCCACATCCACCCACGCCTCAGAAGAAGCCTCACCCAACAAATAAACTTCTCGGTGGTCAACAATAAGGGACACAAGGTTGTCAGGCGCACCGTCTTTGGCTGAGTAGCTGAGAGCAGGGCTAACAGGAGACAAAAGGTTAGAAGCACCCCATTGCTGGCTGTTTGGTCGGTTGTAGACAAAGTAATTGTCAACAATGTCGACAGTATTACCGCCAGTAAACGCACCGTCAGACGATGGAATAACTGTCCAATTTAGGGCATACAAAGTCTCAGATGCAACGGTTTGCGAAGTGCTGACCGTGTATGTACCTGTGCCGCCTGTGCCAGTTCCAAGGGCGGTAATCATAGTGTTGGCGGCTACGCCAGTACCTTGAATGGTTTGCCCAACATAAAGAGTACCGCTAGACACTGCACTGACTGTCAACGTAGTACCAGAAATTGCGCCAGTTACAATAGCGCCGCTTGAAGATGTGTAGAACTGAGCAGAAGCAAGGTTTTGGCTAATGTTGATCGTATATGTACCAACACCACCACTACCTGTGCCGAGCGCAGTAATCACGGTCTCTTGAGCGCCACCAATAGCAAAGAATTGTTGTCCAACAGCAATAGTTCCCGATTTAACAGAAGAAACCGTCAAGGTAGTACCTGATGTTGACCCTGTGAAAATCGCAGCCGTTTGCGTACCAATAACCCACGTATAACGGTAAGTTCCATCCACAATGTAGACGTTAATACCGTTGTCAGAAATTGATACCCGACCAGATGTTGAGTTCAATTGACCGATGATGACGGGAGTTAACGCAGTATTTAATGCGTAAACGTATGAGCCACACACAGCAACAAGAATATTCCCACCAGACAAAGTACGCAAGCCGCGCACTTCCTGTTGATTTGGCAAAGTGGCTTGAATTGTCAGCCCTGGCGTTGGGTATAAAGCAACCACGCCACGAGCGCCATCAGGCTTTGTAGGGTCAACTTCAGGTCGAAAGTTAATACACTCCTGTGCATCTTGATAGATGGAAGGAGCTTCGTAACTTGCGCCAACAAAACCAAAATCAGCCATGTTTTATATTACCAAGGTAAAGCAGGTGTCACTTTAGCAGGAGAGATCAAAGCAACAATCTGAGCATCCAAATTAGCTTCCAATTCAACAACTTTTTCTGCACCCATTGCGGATTGCAACCAACCAATGACTTCTGCTTCTGTCAGGCTATTGAAAGCCGTGAAAGGTGAGCCAGCGGTATATGCAACGCCTTGTGTGCCGTACACAGTAACGTTATGCGTACCGTCTGTGCCGTTGACTCGCCAATGAATTGTGTTAACCACGTTGGTCTGACCTTCTAAGCTAGGAGCGCAATCAAGTGCTTCTACGACCCATGTGTATGTGTTTGCCATGATGTTTCCTTAGAAGCCAGCTACGCCAGCGGATTTGAGTTTAGCTTGCAAGTCTGTGATGGTTGCGTTGAGTTCTTGGATGAAAGCAACTAAATTTGCCATTACTTCAGAGCTTGATGGTTGAATTGTTTGATAAACAGGTTTTCCATCAGCATCCACAGCATCTTTTTCGCCGTGACCTGAATACTTAGCAACTTCCATAAACTCATGGGCAATAAAGCCAACACCTTTACCAGAACCATCCCACCAATCCCAAGTTTTTGGCTGCAACCCCATTACAAAATCTTTAGCGTTTGTTACGGGCGTTGGATTGTTTTTTAAACGGTAATCTGAAGTAATGTTGTAAAGAACCCCTGTTGTACCATTTTGAGAAATTGATCCAATAGCTCCAGAATTCCCGCCATAATAAAAACCAGCAAAATAATTTCCACTTGAAGCGCTTGTAGAGTGCATAAATGACTGATATGCACCAGCGCCTGTGTAGAAAGCAAAAGCATCTTTATTAGTAGTTGCTTGTGTTGTAGTCCCCACCAACAAGTTACCGCTGGAGTCGATACGCATACGTTCTGTGCCGTTGATGATGTAACGCATTGGGTAAGAAGCAGTGTTCTCAAATGCGGTAGAACCGTCAGAAAAGTCGCTAATTTTTAAACTTCCCAATCCGTTAGTAAGCTGAATGGCAATATCAGAGTTTGCAGCAGTAGCAACAGTCAACTTTTGACTTGGAGAAATTGTACCAATACCTACGTTACCGCTGGAGTCAATACGCATACGTTCTGAACCGTTGGTATACGTTACTAATGGGTTTGTCCCAACACTTGCAATGTAAGAAGTCGCATTATTGGCATTGAAATACATTCGCGTAATACCAGCAGTTTGAATTTCCAAACCTGGTAAGTTAGCAGCGGTAGCATTATTGATTGCCAAACCATTAGAAACAGTTGTAATGCCAGCAGTTGTACCAATGCCTACGTTTTGACTAGAGTCAACATAAACAGCAGTTGTCCCGCCTGTTTGCAAAGCCAACGTATTGGTGTTGTCTGCTGTTTCAATAATACCTGTTGCGTTTGAATTGATTGTTGACATTTCTAGTCCTTTTTATCTAAAGAATCCACCACTTAAAATCCAACCAGCGTCCTTAGACTTGCCGACCAGCAGCGAATCAGGGTAACGAGAGACTTGCGGTGGTTTCATGTTTGTGCGTTTTACCGTAGCTTTAGCCTGCGATGCAAACGCATTAATCATTTGAATTTGAGTAGCACTTGCTTTGCCGTACATAGGCATCAGGCGTTCAGCCAAACACCAGCGCAGGGCGTTTGTATAGCCTTGTGGCAATGCTAAGTTGTCAAAGTAAGTGTTGTATCGAGCAAAGATTTGGTTGGCAAAGATGTGCATCTCACCCTGAGAAGGGTTAGGCCACACATAAATATTCCCAAGAATCTCTGTTGGCTGGTAGTAAACAGCTTTAGGCCAAGGGCCATTCAACGTCTTGAGGCCAATCATCTCGTAATCTTCAAGATTCAAGATTGCAACAGGGTAATCCAAGCCGCCGTTAACAATTGGCACACCATTTGAATTAGTGTTAATACGTACAAAAGACGAATCAATCGCCAATGGTCGCTCGTAATAACCTGTAATTGTGGTGGATGCAACGGTCTGGCTGACGTTCAATTGGTATGTACCAACTTCGTTTACGTTGTTGCCTGCTCCTGTCAGAAAGCCAACAATGCGTGTTCCTGCCGTGATACCTGAGCCACTCAGATATTGATTAAGGTTAATAGCACCAGAGTTGATGCCTGTGACGGTCAAAACGTTGCCAGTGATAGACCCTGTAAAGCTGGCGTTGATGTTACCAGTAGGGCCGATGGTGTATTGCGTTTGACCAGGCACAATCGGAAATACGATCTCGGTTTTGTAGAAAACCATCATATCTTCGTTTGACCATTGGTCAATCATATCGTTGAGCATATCAAAAGCATCTGCGGCTGCTTCTGGAGTAGGAGATTCCCCCGCCTCCAAAGCGCCGATGTCTTTTAATGCTCTGCTGATGATGTCAAATGGTACAGCCATGATTTAACCCAAATTTGGTGTGAAAACTTGGGCAACCCAAGGCGGCAACACGGTTTTTTGTTCCATGTTGGCAAGCTGTTGCGCTAGGCGTGATTCTATGATATTTTCGCCGTGTTGGGTAGCATCTTCTTTAACCCAAGCAATCACATCTTCCTCGGTGACTTCGGCGTAAGGCTTGGTCAAAACAGGGTCGCCAAATCGCCAATAGCCTTCAGTGTCCACAGAATAGTCACCGTCAACAGCTTTTACATGATATTTGGCTTCTGTAATCAAGCCATCTGCGGCTTTGACTTCCAGAATTTTCCAGTTAAATTCCATATTTACTCCAATCAAAGACCAAAAGCCGCTAACTTGCCTGCCATTTTTTCAATCATTTTTTGTTGCTCTTGAATAGCTTTAACAAGCACAGGGACAAAGTTTGCATAAGCAATTCCCAAATATTCACCAGAATCATCTACCACCTCGGGGATGATCTTTTGAACTTCTTGAGCAATAAAACCGATTTCATTGTTGTCGTTGTCTAATCTGTTGTATGTCACAGGATTTAACAACATGACTTTATCAAGCGTTTTATCAATAGAAACAATGTTTCTTTTAAGTCTTTCATCAGAACTGATAACCGTACCGACAGAAGTCAAAACGCCTGTGCTTGGATTAAATTTGAGTTTGGTTGATGATGTGTATTCAGGCAAATTACCTGTTGTATTTGTTTTCCAAACAGGATAAACAGTCGCATTAGTTGATGTGTCATCAGTGGTTGCGGTATTTGTGGCGTTTGTTGCTGTGGTCGCTGTGGTCGCAGTTCCAGCATTACCGTCAATACTTGTGCCTGTAAGTGTCTGGCTGGCGCTTGCTCGGTTAAGGGCAATAGCTGTCGTGCCAATGTAGACCGTAGAGTTACCAAGGACAGCGCTTGGAATTGTGCCTGTCAAGTTACCAGCAGTCAGACTTGTTAAAGAAGCGCCAGAGCCGCTAAAACCTGTGGCTGTCAGCACACCAGTGGAAGGGTTGTATTGATACTTGGTGGAGCTTGTGTATTCAGTTTGTAAATTGCCGCTTGTAGCGGATGCAAACAGTGGATAACGAGTTGCATTTGTGGTGGTGTCGTCAGTAACTGTTGCATAAGCTGTGGGCGTAGACCATGTTGGAGCGCTAGAACCGTTTGAGGTTAAGACTTGTCCAGTAGAGCCAGCAGCAGTAAATGCGTAAGCAGTACCAGTGCCATAGGGAACAGCACCAGCAGTAGGAGTAGCCGTTCCATTTGTACCGCCTCCATTAATGCCGACCACGCCCCATGCTGGAGCAACGGTTGAACCGCCTGTCACCAAGGCTTGACCAGATGTGCCGTAACCTGTTGTTCCGCTTAATGCAGGAGTTGTTCCAAGGTTTGTTGAAAAACCAAGAGCACCTGAACTGTTGATTACATGAGCATATTGGCCTGTTGAACCCCAAGCAAAATAACTTTTATATCCGTTGCCAGACCCAAAACTAATATCACCGTCATGGCCTGAAAAATAAATCCCGTTGTTGATGGAGTAAAAGTCAGAAGGTGTACCAGATGAGTAAACCGATGAGTTCATGCCAAACTCACCGTAATACGATGAATCTGTACCTATGTCGTTAGAGATAACGTAATTGGTTGAAGCGCTAGCAGATGTACTCTTGTTTTGAATAACAAGCTGGTTATATGAGTTGGCGGTTGTGCTACCAAAAGAAGCAATAGAGTTGGAAGCATTGAACGACAAAACTGGCGTTGTACTGGTAACAGAATTAGCCGACAAAGTAGTAAAGTCGCCAGATGATCGAGTGGTCGCACCGATAGACGCACCGTTAATTGTCCCACCTGTAATCGCCACGGAGTTGGCGTTTTGGGTTGACATTGTTCCCAAGCCAGTGATTGCTGTATTAGGAATGGTTGAGGAAGCCGTAAAAGCGCTTGTACCGTTACCAAATACATATCCTGATAGGGTAGCCGCACCTGTACCGCCAGAGGCCACGGGAATAGGGCTAGAAAGCCCTGAAATCGTCCCGCCAGTTATAGCCACAGAATTGGCGTTCTGTGTGCTCATTGTCCCCAAACCAGTAATGTCCGTATTCGGGATTGAAGTCACTGCTGTCAAAGCGCTCGTGCCAGTCCCTTTCACATATCCAGTTAGGGATGTTGCGCCTGTGCCGCCGTAGGGAACTCCGATTGTTGAAGCGTTCCATGTTCCTGCTGTAAGTGTTCCAACGCCTGTGATGCCTGTGTAAGAGCCTGAAATCAATGAACTAGCGATAGTTCCTGATGTGATTTGCGAGGCAGCAATGGCAATTGAGGTAGGTGTTGCGCTTGTTACTTGACCTTGAGCATTGATCGCCAAAACAGGTACGCTAGACGCTGAACCATAGGTCGAAGCGGTTACGCCTGTGTTTGTGATGCTAAAAGTGTTTGACGCAAGGGTTAGCCCTGTGCCAGCAAAGTAAGTCGCAGAGCCTGAGAATTGAACAAATGTGATAGCTGTTGTGCCAATCGTGCCAGATTGTGCTGATGTGGAAACCCATCCAGTATTTGCGTTAGACGACCCAAATACAGCAACCGTGTAAGCACCAGGCACTTCTGCCCAAACATCCATGTCTGTGGCACGAGTCCAAGCGCCCGATGCCGCAACATAAATGCCGTTTTGCGAGGCGGTAGTTTGATTTTTTACCAATACTCGGTCGCCAGCTTGCACCGAATAAGTGTCAATGGTCTGCAATCCCGACAGCGTAATGTTCACAGTCGTAGCGCATTTAACCGCTTGTTTAGGATTTAAGCCTTGGGCGATAGCGTCAACATAGGCTTTGTTGACAATATCTGTATTACCGCTTGGAGATGTGGTAATTTGCCCTGTTGTTGTCTGAATATTGGTAAAAACCCCAGTAGACGGGGTAGTAGCGCCGATTGTCGTGCTGTCAATCGTGCTGTTGGTGATCTGCAAGCCCGATTGTTGCGGGTTAACAGTAGCGTAAAAGGGCTGACCCTGCCCGATAAACGTATTGAATGAGTTGTCAAGATTGAATAACGCCTGTACAGGCAAGATATTCTGGTCGTTTACTTTTGCGGGGTCAGCCATTTAAGCCTCTTATGATTGATCTGCCACAGGAGTGACGTACAGCAAACCAGCAGTAGCCGAATTACTGAGCGCAGTCATGTAAAAGGGCGCTTGCGGGGTTGCCAAGATCAAAGGTGAAGTCATGCCAGCAGGCAATACGTAGTCTCCATTCGTTCCGTCTGAGGGAAACGTAGGAGCACCAACGCTCGAAGTTGTACCAAACTTCACCGCAATAGGAGCAGCGCCCGTATTGAGGAATGAAGCAAAGTTCACTTGGTCGTTAGTATAGTTACCAACGATTTGGACAGCAGAGTGTGCAGTGTTGGTCACAGATAACGCAACAGTTTGACCCGAATTGCGTTGTACGGTTGAGCCAGCCATGATTAAACAGCAGTCACAGGTGCAGGGCCTTCCAGACGGGTAATCTGGATGACGTATTGACCACTAGCAGGCACAAGAGAAGCGTTTGATGTCAAGTTGCCAAACTGGATTTGCAAAGTGTTAGCAGCAGTGCAATCAGCTTCAGCAATCATAACACCAGCGGTTTGTGTGCCAAACACACCTTGAACAAGCACCAAGTCGGTTGTCAACAAGCCAGGCACTGTGTAAGTCACAGCGGTGGTAGTGTTGGCAGCCAAAGTATTGGATGCGTTGTTAAGAGTGGGGGTGATGTAGAAAGTCTCATGGGCATTGCCACGAGTTACGGTCGTAGATGACATTTTGCGTCCTTTCAGAAAGACAAAGTGATTATACAAAAAACGCCCAATGAAGGGCGTTTCCTGATTGGTTTTTTTGCTATTTAAGCAGCAATCAAACCAAGAGCTTTCAATGCGGTAACGATGTCACCGATTGTGTAAGCTGTTGAGCCAGACGCACCTGGGAAGGTGGTGTTGGTGTACACAGCAGTAGTAGAACCAGCAGCAGTAGTGGTGGTGTTACCAGCGGAAGTGGGTTGAACCACAGCGGTAACGCCATAGAAAGACACTTTGCCACCGTTAGGGGCGATAGCCGTTCCGTCTGTGCTGTCACCATCAATCAGATAGTGAGGGCTGGTTGTAACGGCAGGGCCGTTGTTGGTGTAGGTGGTGGGGGTCAAAGCCATGATTATTTACTCCTTATTGAAGATTAGGCTGCAACACGGCAAGCGAGTTCAGGGTACAAAGGTGCCCAGCCATACAACACATCCAAACGAGTAGGAATACTATCGTTGTTAATGGTGTATTGGCGAACCACACGCATGGACAAGCCGATTTCTTTATCACTAGCACGACCAGCAAAATGTACACCTTCGGGTAACTCGAGGTCTGCAACTGCTAATGTAAAAGCATTACGGTGCATGATGATGTTTTGTGGAGAAACGACACCAGTTTGGTTAAAAGGAGTCACAGCAGAAGCGCCAGCCGATGTGATGCTCACGTTCTGGAATTGACCAGCAGAGATCACAGCAGGAGACACGGTCACGCTGTTACCAGAGATAGCTTTCACCACGAAGTTACGCAGTTTGTTGCTACCGTAGGCTTGACGGTTTTGGGGGTTGACTGCATAGACGTTAGCGATAGTGAATGTGTCGCCAACGTTAGGAGTGAACGTACCCGATTTAGTCAAGGTCAACACCGAGCTAGAAGCCCAACCAGAGGTCAAGATACCAGTGTCGGTAGAAGTGTTGATGGTTGCAGTGCCGGTGTAGTTGCCAAAGGTTTGGCTAACAACGTTCTGATCCATTTTCCAGTTCATACCACCAGAGTCACGACCCATCAGACCTTTGCGGTACTGTTCGCCGATAGCTTCTTGTGGCACAAACAAACCTTTCAAGCTGTCCACGATGGTGGCAGATGTGAAAGGCTCAACGGTGCAAGAACGGCGACCATCACGAGGAGCACCTTCGCTGTCGAGGTAAGCGCCAGCAGTCAGATAAGTAATCAGACCAGTGGGAGGCGTACCAGCAGTACCAACGATGTTGGCGGTGTTCAACGCAGCCATAGACAAACCATCACGATCTATCTTATTCGCAATAGCTGCCACGGCCGGTTTGAGAACTCGGTCCGAGAACATGTCAAGCGAAAGTGCTAAATCTTGAGTGGTAAACTGCGTATCCACGTGAAATTGAGTGCTTAAGGTAACAGGAACGCTTGTTTCGTTGAAGTCTTCAACGTTAAGCGCAGGCCCTGTTGTACCAATGAAGCGTCCAGGACGTCTCACATTGACAGTGTTACCAATTTTGCCGCCAACGACAGCGAATTGGTCATCATAGTTACGGTCGACTTCCGAGGTGAAAGTCAATTCGTTCTCCAAGACCATCAACGCTTCGTTGGTGATCTTGGAAATGGTTAGGAGTTGGTTACTCATTTCATTTCCTTTGAATTAAATATGAACAAAAAAGGGTCTGTCAGCGAATCCGACCTTGTTTTCGTGCTGCTTTCCACTGTGAGTAAGTTCCGTGAAATTGACCGTTTGAGTCAATAGCCACATCTGCTACTCCAGCCGCAGTGCGAATCGGTTGAATTGGCGCTGGCGCTTTACTTTTAACCACAGGCTTTACTTCTTCAGACTTGGCTTCAAACCTTGCCTCCAGTTTCCCCAACTCTTTCATGGCGGCTTTTTCCGTCATACCAGCAATCTTTTTGGCGAGGTCTGAGTTCTCGGCTAAGTGATATAGGATTTTTGGGCCAACATCACTTTCAAGAATCGCATCACGTACCGAGTCGCTTACAACTACGTCACTTGATGCCACCATATCGTCAAAATCAGGCAATTCTGCTTTGGCTTGCTGTACCTTTTGACCCCAAGTCTCATAAACTTTTTGTCGTTGGGCAGCAGCTTTTTCCTCAGCATCGCGCCTATCACGTTCCTGAAGCGCTTTTTCTGTCGAATACTCAGCAAGAGCCTTCGCATATTCAAACGCATCCTGAAACTGGCTAGGTTGCGGTTCTTCGTCAACAAGCGCAGCCTTTTGGGGCTGTGTTTGTCTCTCAAGAGCCGCTAGACGTTCTTCCAGAGCTTGCCTTTGCTCGCGTTCACGTTGCGCTTCTTTACGCGCTTCTTCACGCTGCTTGGTAATCTCTGAAAACCTCCGTTCGAGTTTCGGATTCTGTTTCCGTTCACCCTCTGGCTTGGCTTCCTCTTTCGCTTCCTCTGGCTCACTCCCACTAACTTCTTCCGACACTGGCTCTGTTGGAGTTTCCTCAACAACAGCCACAGGCTCGGATTCTGTTTGGGCTAAACCCAGTTTTTGTGCATAGAACTCAGCCGCATTTTCGCTAGTCAATACTTGACCTGCTTGGTTTTCGGACATACGTTTCCCAACGATTTAACCCTGTGTACCTCACAGGTAAGGTTTAGTAGCCATTATGCTACTGATTTTATTGATTTGCAATGTCTTGATTAGCCTGATTTGCGTAAGCGTATTGTTCCGCATTACGCACTTGAATTTCCTTCTCAAGGCGCTTGGTGTCCATATGGTGAAGCAGCAATTCCATGATCGCTTCAATTTCCACTTTGTTTTGTGAGGTAATGGCGCGTGTATTTTGGTCGTTAACCTTGACCTCTGCCATTGTCTCTGTATTGTGTGCCTTGGCTGTCTGGCGCATCAGTTCGCGCTTAGTCTCAGCATCTTGCTTGACTTGCTCGATGTCAGCACGTTGCTTCATGGCAATTTCCATTTGCTGCATCTTCTGTTGCATTTCTTGGACTTGCGCCTGAGCCTGAGCCATAGCCATTTGGATTTGTGGTGGCACATCGGACTTCTCATCCACTTTAGACAGCGGGTTGAGCGTAGCCAAGCGGTCTGCGATAACGTCTGCGCCAGGGAAATCCATGTTCCTGAACCACAAATCGCCAATTTGCGACATAAGTTGTGGGTCTGCCGACAAGATAGGCGTGATGGTCTCCAAAGCCTCTTGGCGCTTGCTGTTGTAGCCTGGGCCTGTGTCCATCACCACATCGTAAAGACCCACTGTTAGGTCATTTTTCATGAGGTTGTTCACGGCATCACGCTCGTTAACCGTCACCAACTCAGGCTTACCGTCATCGCCAATAATCCGCATAACACGCTCGGTGTCATAGATTTTGGGGATAAGGTCAAGAATGGCACGAGCCACTTGAGCCTGAGATTTACACAGGTTGTCGTAAAAGTCAAAGTTGTTCAGGTCAACTTGCTGTTGTTGACCGTTCAAAGCCTTGCCTGAGATGTTGCCTTGCTTCAGTTGAGCAGGGTCAAAAACACCCATCAAGACCTTAATATCTTGGTCAATCAGCCCTGTGGCCTCCAAAATGCCAGCAGGAGGTGGCTCTGGCTGCAATCGAGTAGGTGGTGGCGCTTGACGACCATCAATGTCCGTCTGTTTGTATCTCAACAGCGGGAATGACTTGATGTTGGCCTGCGCCCAATCGTTTTCATGCCCCTCATCTTGGCCTTCAGCCATAATCCACTTGGCTTTAGGCGCAAGGGCGACCGATTCAGTCAGCGAGGTCTGCCAGAAGTTGTACATACGCTGTGCATCTTTGGCGTGACGCACCATGCCAAACTTCTTGCGCTTGTCGCCCACAATCACATGACGACCATAAACGGGAATAATAGGTAGGTATTTACCCGCCCATTCGCCTTCTTCCAAAATTTCATTGGCTGTCAGCTTGCAATACTTGACCGACTTCTTAACCGATTCACGCTCGTCAATGATCTCGATGCCCATGTTTTCAAGACGCTTGAAAAAGTCTTTGTCAGTCGCAAAGGTAGCAGAACCGTCACTGAGCATATATAGTTTGGCGCGTTCACGCACCATGTAGTAATACTCAGCAAGGCGAATATCCTCTTTGGTAATCCATTCAGATTGGCTGTCACCAGTACCACGCTGTGTGAACGATGTGACTTCAGCATCAGGGTAGAGCTTGCTGAAATCAGCCTTACGCATCATTGTTGTAATCAAACAACGCTCTGCATCAGACCCATCAGGCATGATTGAGTTAATGTCGTAATAGACCGTAAATGGGTTATCAATAGGCTCAATGTAGATTTCTTGGTCAAATGAGTCGTCACTCACGTAATCTGTACGCAGACGGATATAACCCCACCCCATGCGAACAGCGTAATCTGTGGCTGTGTCATAGGCGTTATCAGCATTGGAATTGGCTTCAATGTGGCGAATGATGCCTTGGATGACTTGCGCGGTCTTTTCGTCTGCTTGGCTGTTCATGCCATGCACTTTAGGGCGTGGGCGCTGCTGGCGAATCTGGTTGACCACTTGGCGGCAATAACCATCCAGCTTGTTGATCGTCAGCACAGGACGAGATTCGAGGTTTCGGCTGTTTTGCAGTTCAACAGGCCATTGATCGCCGTTGACGAACTTCAAATCTTCCAATGCTTCTTGGCGATTCATTGTGTCGGCATCGTTAGCCAGACGCAAAAACTGGATAGCCTCGTCAATTCGAGGGTCGTAATCGCTCAAAGAGCTTTCATTGAATTCAGCCATTTAATTACCCATCCAAGAGTGTGCGCCGCCATAGTTCTGCGGCACAGATTTTTGACGCTGCCTGCCTCTAGGCTCGTTCACCATTAACCCGATATATCTAAATGCGTCTGCACCGTGACTGTAATGGTCATGGAGAGGCGTTCTGCTAAATTGGCCTGTCTCGGAGTCAACTTCATAACGATAGTGTCGAAGGCATTGTAACCCTTCGGCACAATTATCTCTATCAAAATAACACGACCTGAATATCGTTCTGGCAGCGTTGATTGAATCCACCACAGGCACACGCTCCAAAACCTTAGTCTTGTAGCCTGCTGCCCTCACAATGTCCTCAATACTGCGCCCTGACGATGCCAGCGTCTTGTTTTGGGCATCGTGTGGCAACCACAGGGTATCGTAAAGATAGCCGTAAGTCTGCATTTTCGCCAAAATGTCGGTCATTGTGGTTTGGTTGACCTCAATGTAGCGAATCAGGCGGGTTTCCATGCCGATAAACTGCACAAACCAAACCGAGGTCATATCTGCCCAACCCAAATCAAACACGGCGTGTACAGGCTTAGAGGCATCATATGGCACGTTAGTGATTCGGTTGTCCAACTCAGCCATTTGCATTTCTTTGCCAAAGATAGCGCCATCCACCGTCATGCGGCAGAAGCCTTCCCAAACGATTCTATGCGCCGCAGGGTCGCGTGACTTTAGCGCCAGCATTTCGTCTTTAAGCGTGTCAGGAAACCAAGGGTTATCCGACCAATTGATCTTTTGGACAATTGCGTTAGCAGGTGGGTTAGCCACAAACCGCTGGTAAGTCTCGTCAGTCTCCAGTTCGGGGTTAAACGTCACCCAAATCTCGGACTGCTCCTTACGAATAGTAGGAATCAGCACGTTCCAGCTATTGCGGGAAACCGTTTGTGACTCCTCTACCCAACACACATCAACCCCTTCGATAGATTTGACGTTAACCACGTTGTTCCGCAGGCCAACAAAGAAAAACTCTGTGCCGTTCTTGCCTTTGATGGACTTCTCAGTAATCTCGTAGAAGCCAGCCAAACCCATATCAACGATCTGGTCGCACAGCAGCTTGTGGACTGAATCCTTGATAGAAGTCTGAAACTCCCGAGCGCAAAGAATCCGCAATGGTGCTTGAGCGCCCTTAATCAGCAATGCTCTAGCCACACCCCATGACTTAGCGCCGCCACGACCACCGTACAGCACTCGATAGCGGGAATTCTTAGGGTTGAATAAGCACTCCAGCTTGGCTGGAAACTGTGCGTTAGCAATGGCGGTCTTTACGTCACTCATTAGGCTTGACGAATGTGACTTGGATGCCTGTTAGCAATGGAGCACCATCTACCCCTGTAATCTCTTGCTTCACGCTCTCACGATACTTCTTGGGGAATCGTGCCGCCATGCTTCTTGACCAGATAGAAGCGTTCAAGCGGTCGCTTTCTTTGTTCTCCACCATGTAAGCCATTGCTTGATCTTCCCACCAGAGTAACTCGAAATCCTTAGCAATGTCCAAGGCTTCTCGAAATTCTGGAAATTCATCACGCCAGCGATACAAAGTAGCAGTTCCAACGCCCAAAGTAGCGCCAATAGCCTCTGTTGACTTACCGATTTTGCCAAGTTCAATTACTTGGTCGCAATATGCGGGGTCATAGAGGCTTGGTCTACCTACTGGGCGTTTTATTTCAGTCATACTTATCATTTTGGCAAATCTTGTGCGTTGAAATACCCTTGTCGGTTTAGATACAAAGCATTTTCTGGTGCAGTATCCATTCCGTAAGGATTTGTTTCAGATTTGTATTCAGCAGGAAAATATTGCTTTCTATCTTCGGCATTTAAATTACGTCTAGTTCCAACTTGACGCGCTTCAATTTCCCCACCTAAACGGCGATACATTTGATCTGCATTGTATGGCGTTGTTTTTTTATCCAATCCATACATTTTTACCAATTGTTCTGCTTGTGATCTTGAATCTGTGCCATTTGAATAAGCAGGCCAACTAGCTTGAAAACGAGCTTCTTCATGTGGCAACCAATCTGCCACCCCTTTATCATAATAATTTTGTATTAATTTATCATGAGCTATTCTGTACCAATCAGAATTGTTTAAAGGCGATAAACCCATTCTTTGTGCAGTTGATTCAACTTCTTTTCGCCAATTTAAAATATCTCTAGCTTTTGTTGCAGCATCTTGGTGGTGAAAATCTTGAGATGATCCGCCAACAGCCCAATTTTCGTTTTCTTGAATATTGTGTTGCAATTCATGCAAAATTGTTTCTTTTGCTTTATCTGCTGGCATATTAGGATTTAATTCAAACCATCCTTTACCTTCTTCAGGCAAAGCCATTCGACCACTTAATTTGCTATCTTTTGGTGTAAATCTAACTTCAATATCTTTTAAGTGAGGATATACCTCATACAAATCTGGATGATGAAAAATATCTCCCATAGTTACAGGTTCAGCAGTTTTATCTTTGCCTAACTTACGCATTTGATTCATTACAGCATCTTCTACTTTTTCACCGCCTTTAAGTTTGGCAGATTCATCTGTAATTTCACGTCTCCATTGATTGTCTATAGGATTCCTAAAAACATTTAATTTGTTCCATATTTCTTTTGGACTAATACCTGTTTTTTCCATTTTTAATGCAGAAAATGCAATTTTTGGATCAACAGGAGCAAAAATTCCAGCGGGGTTGTACCCTTGCGCTGTGTCCAATGCGTTCTGCATTTGGATTGGGCCATTTAGCTTGCCAGTTTGCTGAAATTCGTTCAATGCCGCCGCATCTGATTCATTTTGCGCCCTTGCCCGATCATTGGCATAGCCTAGCATTTGCTGCAAACTCGCACCTGGATTAGAGGCGGCATCGCTTAATCGGCGTTTGAATGAGTCAGCGGCGCTGTAAATGTCGGCTAATGTTGGCATAGAAATCCTCGGTTTACCCGATTTTATTTCTTTTTAGGCTTCTTAGCAGCTTCTCGCTTTTCAGAGTACGCAATTGCTAGGGCTTGAGCCTTTGGCTTGCCTACTTTCAGTTCCGTTTTCAGGTTTTCCTTGAACGCTTTGTCTGATTTGCTCTTGATTAACGGCATCTTTGATTTCCTTGATCTTTGTTGCGTAACTGCTCACAAACTCTTTGAACGATTCAACCATCTCATAGCTGCCACCGTTCGCTTTCAGCCATTCCATTTGCTTTACAGCGCAATCGTGAAACCACAATAGCTTGTAGGCTTCGTTCATTGTATTTCGCCATTAGTTTCAACTTTTACTTTAGTTGAACGCTCATCAATTGATCTGCGGTATTCCAAATGTCTAAGGCGCTTTTCCATCTCAAACTTTCTACCTTTAATCCAATTGACAACTCTTTCTTGATTTTCAAGAATTTGACCAATATGGGTTATATCGGCTCTAAGTTCAATTTCTTCTTCAATATGCGCCCAACTCATATTTCCTCCACAAAGCAAATATCTTGCCAACTCATCACCAGATAGCGTTCGCCGTTTTCTTTAAAGTCGTGATACTTCAAATATTCGTCTTTGTATGTGTCAGCAATCGTGCCAAAGTGTACTTTATCGCCCACATTTAAGCCATGTGCGGCAGCATCATCACCCACGGCGGTAATGTATCCAGTAGTTTCCGCGCCAGCCACCATGCTTAAATCCAGCGATTCAGATGTAAACCGCTTCTCAGGCTTGACAATGACTTTATCTTTAAGAGGTTTGTACATTCTGTACCTCTTTCTTTGGGCGACCTGGCTTGCGTTGCATATCTACAACAGGCAGCGCCAGCATTTCAGCTTTGAATTCACCGCACCAATCTTCACGACTTTTGTTATGGTGGGCTGGAAAACGCCGACAGACTCCTAATGAGCCTCTTTCTGTATCTTTAAAGTAGATACAAGACTTACAATGTTCACCAAGCATGACAACCTCTTTTTGTTGTGCCTAGAAGCCCCTTGAGTCCCGACTGACTCTTGGGGTTTCGCATTACTTACCGTAATCGCTACGTTTGTGATCGTACACGACTTTTTCAGACGAACCAGTGTTCATCTCGCCGCAACGACCATCAACGCGACCCATGTGCGAACCATTGCGTGAACCGATGCTGTCAGCCTTGCCCATAGCAACGCCACCAACAATCTTAGCCTTGCGCTCGCCAGATGTATCGCTAGACAAAACACCCTTGGGCATTTTCTCGCCAGACACGCCAGGCTCGTAGGCTTCACGGTCAACTTTAGACACATGAATTTTCTTTTCACCAGTACGGTCGCTCGATTTAGCGCCCTTTGGCTCTTTTTCCATATTTGGGTAACCCATTTCAATTTCCTTTGCAAAGAAAAATTTGCCATAATTGGCACACACATTATAGGAGTTTTTCCAATGGCAACCAAATTTTCTGTTAAAGCTGAAAAGCCCAAACACCGTGAACCTTCAAACTACGTTATCGAACGTGAGTACAAAAAAGAGCGCCGCGAGGTCATGGGCTTGGAAAAAGAACTGCGTGAACACGAAAAAACTGACGCTGCCCACGCTCACCCCATGCACATGAGCCACGAACGTAAGTCACAAAAAGACGCACCCTTGCCCAATATGCGTAAGTTCTAAGGCGTTATCTCTTTAGGCCACAAACCCTGCTCAACAAGGCGGCACACAGTCTTTTGTAGTGCCAGCATGAACAACTCACGTTTTTGTTCCTTGTTGAGTTTATTTCCTTGATCTAGTTCGTAATGGCATTTTTGGCATAGTGCCGCCACGTATTCGTCCGAGGCTTTAATGCTTCTGCCTTTGCCATGTTCCGCAAGGTTTGAGTGTGCCGCCTGCGTCTGGCCTTCTATGTAGCAGTTTTGGCAGGGCAATGATGCTACGTTTTTCAGATGTTGCTTGCTACGAAAGTAATTAAACTTTGGTCTGGCAGTCATATCACCACCACATCCTTACCGTGTGAACGTATGTTGTTGCGAGTTTTCTCAATCATGCGCTCATAAACCGACCTCGCCACGCTTGTGCGCTGTAAATCATGCCATTCCCGCACGTTTTGAAGCGCTTTGATGCCTTGACCATCCAATCCCATACGTTCGGTGGCTTCGTACCTTAAAGCGGCTTTATGTAGGCTTTCTTGTGCTAATTTGCAGTCTGGCAGGGCTTCAGGGCCGATGCCGCTTTTAGCAAATGTTTCGCAAATGTTCATTAAATCAACCAACATTCGCCAATCTTCAACTGTGCCTTGACCCATTCGCATGGATTCTAAGGCTGACAATTCAGCTAAACGTAGTTTGTTTAGGCTTGCTTCGTCTGTGATAGCAGCGCCTGCGATAGCGTGAGCAACCACATCAATATCGGTTGACCAAATTTTTCTTCGGCATTGCTTTCTCATACGATTGACCCCGCTAAGTCACAAAGCCTGTCGTAGTCTCTGTAATTCAAGCTATTCAAAATGTCGTTGCATTGTGTTCTGTAATATCCCCATAAAATTAATAAATACAACACATCATGCTCATTGTTTTTTTCCCAAAATTCATAAGCTGTCAATAAATAAATTGCTCCATTCATTCTGGCAGAACAATATGCTTCGTATTTTTGTAAAAGTTCTTTGTCAGTCATTTCATGCTCCTGATCTCGTCTAAAACTTTGTAAATTTGTTGGTCGGGTTTGCGTCTGAGAACACCGAGGATTTTTTCTCGTTCTTGTTCTGCTACCAGTTTGGAAAACTCGTAAATAAAGTGTTCACCGCATAGTTCTTCGTGAACTTGCGCCTGTCTAGCCATCTCAATGATGTCTTCTTGTGTCATGCTTCACCTCTTGCTCGGATTTCTTTTGCACAAAAATAAGCTGCAATGCCTAGATAAACTGCATCTTCACACAGCTTTGCACACGCCTCACGCTCTTTAGCTGCCACCAGTTTGGCAAAGGCTTCAAGATGATTTGTAATAATGATTGAATTGTCATCTCGACCTTCTTCATCGCACAAATACACTTTTTTTCCAAATTCAATAATTTCATCTTGTGTCATTGGGTCACCTTGTCTGTCATGCGGTTGCTGGCTTCTTCTGACCGCCAAACATCAACCCGCATCCTTGCAGCTTCCATTCCCCACTTGAGGAATTCCTCGATTTCAATAGCCGCAGCCAAGCCCTCTAAAAGCGCCTGATAGTCTGGATGGCTATATGCGTATCGCTCTTGTGCGTTTGCCGCCTCTACGCCCGTTTTAAGGGCTTCTGTCATCAGTAAAGCCTTCTTTGACTTCCTGAATTCTTCAAGGTGGCAGCGTTTGGCTTTTGCGGCTGCAAATTCTTTGCGGTTTTTGAGGATGTAATCAATTGCTTCATGGGCGCTCATAATGTTTCCTTAATAGCCCCGATTGCTCTTAGGGCTGCTTCTGCGTTGTCAACACGGCACAATGTACCACCAATCCAATGCTCAAAAAACTCCTGTTGTAATTTTGTCAACTTTTTTTTATTGTTAGCTTTGATTTCCATCAACCAAGTGTGATTGCGGTATCCAACAAGCAAATCGACAGGTAAACCAATAATCCAAACGTATGCGCCAGCCGCCCGTAATGCTGACACAATTTGTTGTTGATTGGCATCAATTCGGGCTGCTCGTCTCATCTTCATCTTCTTTCAAAATTTCATCCCAATTTGGATGATGATTAGTGTCATCATTTTTGTCTTGTTGTTCCATGTGGTTGTCTAAAAGGTCAACAACTTGAAAAATTGCCAAAGTTTGAGTGACGTTTAAACCCTCAATGCTGGTCAGTATCCGAATGGCTTGTTTCAACGCCTCTGGATTTGTTTTCATCAATCTTCGCTTTTACGTCTGCGCCCAAATTCTTGAACATCCCCGAAGGCTCGTTCATAAGCTGCTTCACCATATAACGTGCGTGATCTAACGTAGCAGGACACATCGCCATCTTTGCGTAATGGATTACTTGTTGATCGTATATCGCCTGTAAGGATGAGTGCAATTGTGATTTGCTCTTGGGGTTGCCAGATTCCATTTTTCACCTTGTCAAGAATTTGGTGTGCTTCATTTTTGTTCATACGCTTGCGCTTTCATTTCACGTTTTAATTCGTCTAACTTTTGCAATGCAATTTGTTTTTGCCTTTGAATTTCAGCCAATTCACGCTCTGTTTTTTGATGTGTGACCAATTGCACAGGTTTGCTTGGAATTTCAGGGCCAGCATTGCATAAATCACGAAACTTAAGCGCCGATGGTGGATAGTCTGAATTCAATTTACGCAAAGCAAAATCAAGACTTGGCTTGTATGTAAGAAACCGACCAAGGTTTTCACGCCAAACTTGCCTCACCAAACCCAAATCCATGCCTTCCCAATGTCGGTTAAATGATGCACCGTAAATTGCGCCCATGTAGCCAAAAATGTAATCAAGGCCACTTTCGGCATCACAAAAATCAGTTTCCGAGTAAGCGTACATTTCCACCTCCGACTAAACCACGAGTTAATCCAGACATTACCGTTTGATTTGTTTGACCAGTTTTGCTCATCGGATTGTCTTTGCTAATCCATTCAGCTTTCAACCCTTGGCTTCCACGAGTACACCATTCAGCCAAAAATTGCTCAAGTGACCAACCCAACTTTTCAGCTTCTTTTCTTGCACCATTTACAACCGTGTTTGTCACAGATGCTTTTTTTGTTTTACGAAGTTGCAACCAATCATCCCAAACTTGTTTTGAAACATCTGGTGGGCAAGCAACGCTAGTTGCTTTTACTTTGTGTCTTGTGTCTTGTGTTATGGGTAATGTGTTATGTGTAGCATTGCTTTCGGATTGCGATTGCAATGCGTTCGCATCTTTAGCTCTGTTCCATCTAGCTTTGGCGCTGGCACTGGCTTTTTCAGACTTCTCACCTGTCTTAGCAATTTCTTTGTTTGCTCGATGATGAATCCACCCAATCTCTGTGCGTTCAAAATACTCTTGCAATACCAACGCAATGCAATCGCTATGCGAACGCATACGAATCTGCCTTGCAATCTCGGTTAAATCAAGTGGAATTGGTGATTCGTGAAGATAGTACCAATCAAGCAAACGCCGATAGGTAAGGTCTTCCATCTCTGAAAGATGTTCCGTGTGACTTTTATAGTCACCAATGTTGAACTGGTAATAGTGCATT